ACCGAGCCGGGGTCGCACACTGTGAACCGTGAGCGGCTGTACTATTGCTTGAAGGCAATCGCCCTCACCGCCCGCGAGCACCTGAGCCGCGTGCAAGTAGACGCTCGCGACGTGTTCCGAAACCCGGGGCGGGATCGTCGGAGCGGCGCTGCGTGCGTTTCTGGCGGGGAAGGAGTGACCTACGCCCTGCTCGCCGAGCTGGCCACCGAGGGCTTCCACGTCCGATTCCGAGACTTTGGTGGTGTCGAGCTCAGCTACACGCGCCGAGACGGAGGATGGACTCCGAGAGGGGCCTACTGGGCGGCGTGGCCGGCCGAGAACGATCTGTGCGCCTGGCTGGAGGCGGCCCTGCGGGAGGTGCGGCTGCGGAAGCGGTTCGAGCAGGCGCCGAACCACAGCACACACGACAACCGGTGGTGGCCATGGCTGGCGCGGCATTGGGAGGAGGGGTGAAGCCGGCACCGGCTGGCCAGCACTTATGCCGTATCCCACAAAAAGAAATCATTTTTGGTTGCAATGTCTCGCCAGAGGTGAGACTATGTAGATGTCGACGGGCGGTTGGAGCCGCCAGCGCCGACAGAAATCGGCTGAAAAGGAGCCAACCTCATGGAGAGCCACACAGTCAACCTCACTTCTGACGAAATCGAGGACATCCGCTTTGCGCTCGCACGGCTGGCAGACAGCAACGAGGGGTTCTGCGAGGCGAACGTGCTCGCACTCGCAGACCGGACAGCGCTCATCAAACAAGCCAACCGCATGCGGCGCTTGGCACGGAACATCACCAGACAGCGATAGCGACCATGTAGATGTCGACGGGCGGTTGGAGCCGCCAGCGCCGACAGAAATCGGCTGAAAAGGAGCCAACCTCATGACCACCATTATCACAGTCAGCGATTACCACGCCGTTCCCAATCCGACAGAGCGGTTCCTTGCGACCGCACGAGCCCGCAGCGTCGATGTCCAGTGCACCGAGCATGAGTACCCCACCGCCCTCGACTTCACCGACCTCACCGACAATGAGGCTCACGCTATCGCTCGCGAAGACGCGGGACTGCTCTTCTGGGTGTACCGCTCTTCTGAGCGCGACAACTGCGATCTCTGCAAGACGCCCCTGAGCGCCGACGACACATGCCCCAACTGCGGCGTGTACCACGGCGACGAGTGCCCCGGATGTGGTCAGCGCGGCTACCACGCCGACCCGTGCGATCGCATCGAAACGACGGGCAACTCGTCGATCCCTTGAGAGACCACACCATCACGATCCGGACCAGCGCCGCCGTAGTGGCGGCGCTGAAGGACCACGCGGAGGCCGAGGGTCTCCGCAGCGCGTCCGGCGCAGCCCACGCGCTGCTCGAGTCGTGGACGAACAGCGCAGCCCACATCTACACCGTCGGCCGTCCCGGCTACGAGCCGTTCGACGAGGTGTGCACCGTGCATCTCGCGCGCGAGTCGGCACGAGAGGCCGGCGCGCAGGGACTGGATGGCGTGGTCATCACGCGCGACGACGGGCAACTCGTCGATCCCTAGCCGCAGTCCTCGCGCACGAGGTCTCCGGTCTTCGCGGTGAGCCGCGTCACGGCCAGCCCGGCCACGCCCTGAGTGATCAGCTCTTTGATCAGGTGCAGGAAGGCGGCGTGGTCATCGTTGTCGAGCAGATCGACCGCGACACCCACCACCGCGTCCAGCACGTCGTTGACGAGGTCCTCGTTCATTTCAGGCCCAGGCACTTCGACAGTGCCGGCCCCGGCTTGTCGTATGTGATGCATTGCCGTTCTTTTCCGTCGCAGGTGGCGCAAATGGTGCGCCCGCCGGCGGCATGGAGCGCGGCGTTCGGATGGCTCTTCACGACGAAGTTTGCGACCTCGCACGTTCCGCACCCCACGCACAGGATGATGATCAGGCTCGACACCAGGCCCGTGGCAACGGCTTTCCAGAAACCCATCGGCTTGTCCTTCTTCCCCGACTTGCTGTCTTTCAAGACGATCTCCTTAGGCGGTGGGGCGCTCACGTGCCCTCACCCGCAGACTCGGCCGGCGCAGGGGGCTCGGGCACGGTGTAGTCCCGCACGAGTTTCATCGTCGATGTGTTCTCTACCAGGGCCTGTTCGAGCGCGTCCATCCGCGATGTCATCTGGTCGACCTTATCGGGCAGCACGAGCAGCGCCTCGACGGTCGACGCCGCTTTCTGCGCGTAGTAGCCGCCCGAGGTGAGAGCGAACGCAACGATGACGTACAGGATCCGGTCGATCAGGGCGCCCCGGATCATCGGGGCCCGGGCAACCGGAGGGGACTCCTCGCGATCGGCCTGGAGTGCGGAGAGGATTGCTTTTGCGAGGTCTTCTTTCGACACCGGGTCCTCCTGGACAGTGATGCTCGAGTTGCTGGTGTTTCGATCGAGACACGACCCGATGGCTTCGTCACTTTCTGAATGTTGTGGAAGATCTCTCACGAGTTGGCCCTCACCCAGTCACGAACCCATCGAGTCTTTGCCTCCGATCCGCGTAGGTGGCGCAGGCTCCAAAATCGCGCGAGCTCGACGCCGATGTCTCTGCACGCGTCGAGCTGCAGCGTCATCGCTCGCTGCGTGCTGTGGCCCCCGGCGCCCTTCAGTCGGTACGCGGGGACCCCCATCACCCTGCGGCACCTCCGAGCACCGTATCGGGGCTCCCACAGCCGCAGGGCGGTCTTCTGGATCCGACCGGGGAACAGGTGCTGCCCCTTCCATCGGTTGGTCCCGTAGGCCTGGGCGCAGACGTAGTCCGCGTCAGCAGCCACCAGACCGAACTTGTCGTGCGGGGTGTAGACGATCGCGTTGGCGCCGCGGGCGAAGTCCCTGCTGTAGGCCCGGTGGGACCGCATGTGGGCGGCGTACTCCTCGCGTGCCCCCTTCGTCCGTGCGCGGGTCCACGGCTCCTCGATGTCGTCCTCCACCGCCCACACGGGCAGCGCCGCCGCCAGGGGGAAAAGATCGGTCAGCATCCCGTTGGCCCAGCCCAACGAGGGGACCACCCAGGTCATGAGGCTGACCTCGAGCCCCGCGTCGTGGAACAGCCTCACGGCGGTCTCGATCTTCTTGTGAGGCGCCAGGAGGTGCCAAGACTTGTTCTTGTAGGCGTTGTTAACAACGCAGCCTAACTCAGATAAGCCACAGGCTAACGCGGCATCGAGGTCCCTGCTTGGGTCCTTGAATACGGAGGACTCCGCCCAGGCTCCGACCTTCACACCAGCGGCCCCCCGATGAACTGCGGGTTGCCGTTCACCGTGACTGCATCGTGCCCGTTCCCGCTGGAATCCCTCACATCGCCCGCCGCAACGGCGCCGCTACCCCGCAGCTTCCACCAGGCTCGTTCACCGCCGAGCAGAACATCGCCGGCCGTATACAGCGACAGCACCTCCGCTGCGCTGAGCACACGATCGAATATTCGGATGCCGCTCACCGGGTTGTCCAGAATCAGGCCGGGGACGCCTCGGTTGCCGATCCGCACGTCCTCGGAGACCACCGTTGACCCGGCGCCGTATGACGAGGACGGCAGGAATTCCGCCAGCACCTGGGGCGCAGAGTCGAGGTAGCAGCCAAACGCACTCAACGCGTCAGATCCGTCGCACGTCCACACGACGTGCTGCCACGGCAGAGGCGCGGTAGCAGTACCGACGACCTTCAGCCGGTATCCTCCGGTCGTGCTCCGCGAGTAGAACAGAAGATCGGCCGTATTGTGCAGGGCTCCGATCCCCGGGCCGGCCCCGCTGATCCGCGTCCAGATCCCCCCGTCGCCGGAGGTCTTGATTTCGATCCAAAACGAGATACTAAACGGATTGCCGTTGAGGTTGAACTCGAGATCCGATGGCTGCCCGAAAAGGATCTCGTCGCTCGTGCCGTCGAAGTCCACCGCCCCGCGCGTGGGATGGTGCACCCCATCGCGGGCCTGAAGGATCTCTACTCCGGCCAGGCCACTCAGCTTTGACGCACGCGCCAGCATCAGACGACCGGAGAGTTGTCGCTGTAGCTTCCGCTATCGGCGAAGTTGGTCGTGTTCCAGGCCTTCACCTTCACGACGAAGGGGCCCGACGTTCCGAGGACCCCCGCGTCCTCGGTCACGGTGATCTTCAGCGTCGGGTTCTTGGAGGTCACCAGCCACTCCTCGTTTTCGGCGCCCTCCACGGTTCGGGGATCGAAGCCGGCCACCGGGACCAGGGTGCCGTCGACGTCCTCTGACTCGATGGTGATCTCCATGGTGTCGTCCACCTGGTTGTCGAACCGGATCTGCCAGGTGTCGCAGAACTGGTCGGTCGGAGGCGTAAAGCGGTGGAACTTGCCGGAGTCCCCGAGGAGCCAGGTGCACTTCTCCTTGAAGACCGTGCCATGGTTGAAATTGCGCATCAGGACTCCTTCTTCGTGGGCTTCTTCTTACCACCGGCCTTGCTTTTCGGCCGCCAGCTTTTCGATGTTTTCGATGTTTTCGATGTTTTCGATGTTTTCGGCTTCGGCTTCGGCTTCGGCTTCGGCTTCGGCTTCGCCAGCGGAGGCGGGGGCGTCGTCTCGTAGGCCTCGTTCTCCGGCGTGACCGGGTCGTCGGCCACGAACCTGCCCTTCGTGTCGTGAGCGCGCGGGTACTTCTCGGCCCGCGCCTGCTTCACGGTCTCCTCGCACAGCTTCCCGGTGGGCACGATCCCGTGCGACCGCTGCCACTGCTTCACTGCCTGCCGATCGGACCACCCGGTGGCCCCGAAGTCAGAGAGCTCGAGTCCCGCCTGTTTGTATTCGGTGCGCCTGCTCACTCTTCCTCCTACTCGTCGTCCTCGGGCACGTACTCGTCGTCCCCGGGCACGTACTCGTCGTCCTTGATGATGACCGATCCCGGTTTTGCCGGCTTCTTGATCTTCGGCCTGTTCGCCTCGCGCAGGTATTCCTCAGCCGATGGGCCCAGGCCAGACCCTCCGCCGCCCTTCCCGGCTCGCAGCGCCTCCCACTCGTCTCTGAAGCGCTGGACCGATGCCTTGATCGTCGCCCTGATCTCTTTGATCTGGTACTTCCGCTCGGAGATGTCCGTGTCCAGCGCCTCGATCGCTTCTTTGTCGCCCGTCTCGATGGCGTGCTCGAACTTCCGTTCGATGATCTTCAGGGCCTGTTTCATGCGGCGGGTCGCGCCGCTGGTGAACGCCCGTGTCAACCCTTTGAAGTAGCGGTCGGCGCCCTTTTGCACGTCGACTGGCCTGAACGTGTGCCCGACCATCGCGTGGATCATGACGTCCAGTTCGTTCCGGGCGCCCTCTTCGGAGTTGAGATCTCCCCAGCCCCGACCCGAGAGGTTGTAACTCAAGGTCCCCGTGGTGGCCTTGTAGCCCAGGGTGGCGCGGATCAATCTCCAGACCGAGCCGGGAAGCATGCCGGGCGCCACCGCCTTCGTGATGTCCACCGCGTCGGAGTTCTTGTTCCAGCCCTTGTCCTGCATGGCCGCCAGCCAATCGATGGCCACGCCGCCGTCTATCCCTGCGAGCGTGAGCGCGTCGGCGAGGCGACCTTCGTATCCTGCCTTCGATCGCAGCGCGGCCTCTCTGGCGACCCGAAGTTCGCGGTACAGGCCGGGGTCGTATTCGGGAGTTCCCCTCCGGTTCAGGCTGGTGAGCAGCGGGTCGTCCTCCAGCCCGCGCTCCTCCAACATTTCCATGTACTCCTCGATGTTGGGGGCCATGGTCGAGTGGTATACCGCGCCGAAAAGCCGCATCATGCGCCGGCCCGGATCGAGCACGTCGACAGATCCTATGTCCATGACCTGCATGAGCCCCGGGTTCTCAGTCCATCGACGAATCGATGGCCGCACGTCCCTCGGGTTGAACGACACGAGCTCCCTCGCCACGTCGTCGCCCTCCTCTGATTGCAGGATCGCATTGGACGCGTACTTGCCGACGTTGATCAGTCGAGCCGCCTCCCGCTTCGCCCGGCGAGCGCTGATCGCCGGGGAGTTGGTCTTCTTCATGCCCGTCAGATCGGAAAACAGCCGGGCCATCAGGCCCTTCGTCGGGTGCACCGCCTTCAGCGTCCACGTCACGAACGGGGACGCCGCCATGACCATCGGCTGGGACTTGATCCAGTTGGTGTAGCGACCGACATGGCCGTAGTCGAACAGGATTGCGTTGGCCTCCGAGGCCATGGCGCGCACCTGAATGTCAACCACTTGCTCCGGCGTCAGAGGCTTGACCTCGGCCCCGCGCTTGATCCCCAACTCTCCGCTTTCCATGCGAACGATTTCGGCGGTGGCGTGCTCCCCGACCTGGTACGTGATGGACTTCCCCTTCTCCAGCACCGCCAGGTCGCCACTCTGTGTCTGGAAGCCCCGCCACGCCTTTTGGAGTTTCCCGGTCTGGTCGCCGAGGTTGTAGGCCTTGCCGTGCGTGTCCAGGATTTTCTCGCCAAACTTCTCGACTCTCGCCAACCTCTCGATCAGCCAGTGGGTGGACCCCGGGTTGAAAATTGACCCGGGGTTCATGATCTCCATCTCTGCGGCCAGCAGCGTCGAATCCAACAACCCTGCCTGCTCGACCGATTGCATGAACCTCAACTGCGTGCCGGACAGGTCCCCCGGGCTGTTCTTGAACTTGTCCACCATGTCCCAGGCGGCGTATTTCTCCTTGGTCCACATGGCGAACCGACCTTCCTGAATGGCGTAGTGGTAGCCCTCGCCCGTCAGGTTGTTGAGAATGGCGCTGGGGTTGTGAATCGTGTACTGGCGTTTGATGTAGTTCATCACGCGCTGCACGATCTTCGTCGATGACACGGCCGCGTCGGCGGCTACCTGCCCGAGGATCCGGTCGTGGACCTTTCGGCGGATCCACGCGCGCTTGGACAGCCACGGACTGCCGTACCAGTCGGCCACCTTCGCGTCGAATTTCACGTACCCCGGCGGGGGCTCGGGCGGTGGGCTGCCTTTTGCGACTTCGGGCTGCAGAACGATCGGGGACCCCTCCTTCCCGATCCACTGCGGCAGCATCTCTTTGCGCGCCATCTTGGCGGACTCCATCTTGCCCATCGGGTCGTTCGGGTACCGTGCCCGAGCCTCGGCCAGTGCGTCACGCGCAGACTGCACGTCCTTCGCGGCGGTGTCTCGCTCGCCTTGCCGTTTCCGAGTTCCTTCTTCGGCCTTCAGTCTGGCAGCCTCGACTCTCTCGTTTGCCTTCAGTCTGGCAGCCTCGACCTGGGCCTGGCTCGTGTAGGCGTCGGTGCGCAGGGCCGAGTCTTCGGCCAACTGCCCCCGTAGATCAGCGTTCCACGCCTCCAGCTCGGCTACGCCCTCACGGTGTACGTCCCATGTCTCGGAGATCACGTCGCGCTTGCCCTGAGCGGCTTCGATCGCCTCCGGCTTGGGCAGGGCCGCCCGTACGGCCTCTTCCGCCGCCTTCACACGAGCTTCGGCACGTTTGACGCCCGATCCGACTTTGGCGCCGGGCTCGACGCCTCCGAGTTCTTCGAGGAGCGCCTCCAGTTTCGCCTGCCAACGGGTCAGGCGGAGCATCTCTTTGATCTGGTTCTTGGGCGTCCCCGTGTCCCTGGCGATCTTCGCAACGCCCTCACCGGGGACCTTCGGCTCACCGGCCACCTCCCGCTTTACCATCGACCCGACCCGAGCCACCGCTTCGCGCGGCTTCTTCGATCCAGAGTCGATGAGGCTCTTCGCCCTGCGCGGCAGTTCTGCGTTGACCTCGTCCAGTGCCTTCTGCGCGAACGCAGGGGAGTCGGTCGGAGGCGTACCTTTCTTCTTGGACCCCAGTGCCTTCTCGACCACGACACCGCGCCGCTCGTGCAGGTTCTTGCGAGCTGCCGTCGTCGCAACATCGTCCCCTGCTGCCGCGGTCTGTTCGTACGTCTCTTTGGCCTTGTTCAGGTTGTCGAGGGCGTCCTCTCCGAGGCCTGTGCGGTGAGCCACGTCCTTGTCTCTGCCCGGCGTTCGCCTTGCCTCGTCCATCGCCGCTGTGGCCTCCCTGTGACGCTTCATGGCCGCGCGGGTCGCCGGGGTATCGCCTGCTTCCAGGGCCGCCAACTCTTTCTCTGCGCGAACCAATTCCTGGCGTACAGCCTTGGCTCGCCATCGAGCACGGGCGAGTTGCTCGCCCACCGCAGTTTTGCTCGTCAACATTTCTCCGGCGAGCGGATCGGGCTCGGGGATCGCGTCCCGTTTTTCCTGTGCCTTCGCTACTCGCTCTTCGCCGGCCGCTCGGGTCTTCGTCACACGCTCTTCGCCCGACTTGCGTGACTTTGCAACCCGCTTGTCGGCCCGCTCGAGTCCTCGCCGCTCCTTTTCCAGCGTGCGCTGGGCTTCTACCTGCTGGGCCGATGGCGTCCCCTTCTCACGGATCTTCGAAGCGCCGTACCGGGAGCCGACCTGTCCCAATTCGTAGGCATATTCCGGCGACATCCGCTCGGCTTCGACTGCAATGCGACCATCGTCCAGCCTGGTGACCGGGTTCCCGGCTTTCTCTTCCAGCCATCTACCAAACTCCCGCTTCGTCCCGACGATGAAGTCTTCCAACACCCCGATGCCGTCCGGAGTCTTCTGCAGTTCGCGGCCTGTCTTCGACGGATCCTTCATAGATCGTGGCAGGAGTTTCTTCACCGCGGCGTCATACGGAGCGAGAACCGACTCGGGGACCCCCGCGGCCCGGGCTGCGCCGCGCATGACGCGGAACATGGGGACCAGGACCATCAGGGACTCGATTGGGTGAGTCTCGATCGTGTTCAGGTTGCCGTTGCCGAAGTCTTCGGCAATCAGGCTGAGATGAGAAACGACCGCGGGGACCAGGCCGCGGGTCACGTCGCCGGCCTCGTTCCACTGTTGGCTGGCCCACTTCCAGAGCCCTTCGAGCTGTTCCATGGTGCCCGCGTCGACGTCGTAGCCCTCTACGTGATCGGCCGGAGTGTCTCGTGTTCCGATGATGTCGACGCCCATGCCGACCACGGTTTCGGCCACCCGCAATGTGCTGTCGGAGATCCGCTCGAACAGGTTGGCGTCCTCGCGAATGAGGTCGTCCACACGGTGGCGCATGTGCTCTCTTGCCTCGCCGAAGCGGCCGAGGTTGTACTCCTCGAACTCGCTGGCGGGGATCTCGACGCCGAACGGCGACAGCGGCAGGTTCATGAGTCGCCGGCTGCCGCCAAGAGCCACGGCCAGAGGTGGCTTGGCGGAGTCCGCGACCGCCCCAGCCGCCCGGAACGGTAGCGCCGCGACGGTCTTCGCGATTTCCGCCGCGCCCGCGGCGTCGTCGTGATAAATGGGCATGTAGTCCGTTCCGCGCACCATCGGATCATGACTTCTGGTCGCCCGCTCCAGCGGGGTGGCGTTGTGCATGGTTCTTGCTGCCGCAGCCTCCGCGCCAGCGACGTTTTGTGCAGTCGTCTCCCACTCGGTGCCTGCCGTCTGAGCCTCGCCGGTGGTCGGATCGACGGGGAACGTGCGGGTGCCCTCCTCTCGCCGCCGGGCGTCCTGCTGCTGTTGTCGTTGCTGTTGCTGGAGGCGCTCACGCCCCCGTGCGGTGCTTGCCTCCTGGAACTGCGCCCGGGCCTCTTCGTACTCTTCGGGCGTTGGTGGTGTCGAGCCGAAAGGCGGGAGTGACGATCCCGATGTCTGGAAAGACAGGTCTTTCCACGCCTCCGGGGCCGGGGATCCGGTGGGCCTGTGCTCAGCCGGGGCATCCCACGCGGCCTGGGGATCACGGATCCCCAGCCTCTTCATCTCCGCAGCGAAGGTGGCCCAGTCGACCCCCTGCTTTCGCGCTGCCGTCCACGCCTCTCCCACCGTGGGCGGTCGAACGTCCACGCGACCTCCGGGGCCGGCCATCGTCGGCCTGTGCCAGCCGGCGGGGGCCGCAACGGGAGTCGGGGGGGTGGGTTGCCGAACGACCGGCGCCGTCCCGGTCGGTGGCGCGCCCATCACCGGCTGTGACCAGTCCACGGTGTTCGCGTCGATCCCGTACTCGTTGCGCAGCGCCGCCTCGAATTCGTCCATGGACCATCCGCCGGCCGCTGCCTTCTGCCAGGCTTCGGACACCGAAGAATAGCTTCCGGCGATCGGGCCGTCGCCGATGGTCGGGTCGATGCTCATCAGTCGATGCCTGTCTTCCCGCGGGCTTTGAGTTCGACGCGCAGCTTGCTGAAAACCGCTTTGTCGACGGCGCCCATGCCAGACGTAAAGGCGTTGAATGCGTCGTCTTCCATCCCTCCTACGATGTGCAGTCCAACGTCAATCATGTCCTTCTCGCCCAGCGACCCGCTTTCCAGGGCCTCGTATTGCCTCACTGCCGCCTGCGCCTTTTTCTGCTCACCGACGAGCGCCGCCAACTGCTTCCGTAGCCCCGCCAGGTACTTCGCACGCAACTGGGTTGACGCTGCCACCTTGCCCTCGTTGACGGCAATGGCGGTGTCCAATCGTTGCTGGGCAGTATCGATCTGGCCCCGAAGAGCGCGTTCTCGACTGGCCTGCTGAGTGTCGGCGGAACGAGCCCGGTTGGTCGCCGCGGTACGGGCGCGGGCCAGTTCCCGTCGCCGGGCCGACAGAGCCCTGCTAAGGTCGGCCGGCGACTTGAACGGCGAAGAGGGCGAGCTGTAGGTACTGGCATCATCCCCGTCCATTGCCTCCAGGGCGGTTACCTGGTCCTGGAGTACGTTGACAGCCACGGCCGAAGCAGCCTGGGGGCCGCGACCCTGGAGATCCTTCAGTTGCTGACTCAGTGCTTTGACCTTGGCCTGCAACGGAGCGGTGGCCTGCTTTGGGATTGGCCCGCCGCCCTGTGCAGCCGTTACCGCCTGGCGGGCCGCGGTAATCTTTGCGTCGAAAGCATCCAACGCCGCGCGTGCCTGCGGAAGGCTGCGTACGGCCGAGCCGAACCTGACCTCGGCGGCGGCGGCGCGGCCTCGCAGGGTTTTGATCAGTTCTTTCGTCTCGTAACGCTCGCCTTTTCCGCGGCCCCTTCCTCGTCCGATGCCACGTCGCATCTTCATCACGATCTTGTTGAGTCGGCCGCCGAGGTTGGTTGCCCGGTCGATCCCGACCTGTTGCGTGTTGCTGCGGTTCACGTAGTCCGTGAGCAGGCGACTGGCTTTCATCCAGCGGGCCACCTTCATGTCATGGTCTGATTTCAACCGACGCTGGGCGCGACTGCGGATCAACGAGTACTCGGCCGGCCCCACGGGCTTTGCGGCCTTCGGTCCAATCTGCATGGCCCGCTGCACCGCAGCATCGGTACCATCGTCTCCACTGATCAGCCCGCGCAGACTCTTTGGACGGATCCCGCTGACCTGACGGCTGGAGACCAGCCCCATGAGCCACTCCCGCCGCCGCGGGTCTCGCTCGTTCGCGAGTTGGATGTACACTTCGTTGAGCGTTCGCGGCGTGGATTTCGGCGCAGCGTCTTCCGGCTCCTGCGACTTCTGGTAGGACAGCATCATGCCCTGCAGGTACTCGTCAGCGGTCTTCGCCGGTTTCAACGTGTCCTGAAGCGCCTGCTGCACCAACGTGATGTCGGAGTCCTGAAACTTCAGGTGCGTGGCGTGGCGGCGGAATGCCTCGGAGGAGGCCAGTTGCGCAAGGGCCTTCATGTCCCCGGCCTTTGCCGCTCGTTGGAAGGATGCAGCGAAGTCCGGAACGGTCGCATCTGGAGCCGCAGAAACCGGCGGAGCGGTCGGAGCGACAGCCGGCGGAGGTGCGGCGGTCGGCGGCACCGGGGCCTGCTGAACGACGATCGGGCGGGGATAGGCCTCGTTCGCAGCAGCGGGCGCAGCGAGCTGGTCTCTCGTTCCAGCCGGCGCCGGTGGTCTGCGAGACTCCACCAGTTGTCGGGCCAGGTCCGGCCCCAGTTGCCGCAGGGCCTCCTTCATGCCGTCTCGGTCGTTTCTCTGCCGGTAGACATCGTAGCCCGCCACTGCGGCTTTTTGTGCCGGGGTGAGGCTTCGAAGGGTTCGGAGGGGCAGGCGTTGAAATTGGGGCGCTGGTTCGGTCCATCGCGCCTCGTGCCGAGGCGAAGCCTCTTCGGGCGGCCGGGGCCCTTCGGGCGGCCGGGGCCCTTCGCCGCCCTTGCCTGCGATCGGCGGCCCCTCGAACGGAGCGGTCGGGTCCTCCGGCGTCCGGTCCGAGGTCTTCGATCCGAACAGGCCCAGAAGGGCGGGCTCCGCGATCCCCACCAGCCTCTGCCCGGTGTCCAGGATCTCCCCGAACTCCTGCAGGGACGCGCGCCGCTGATCACGCCGCGACGGCTCGGACAACTCCCGCCGCATCTGCCGCTGCTTCTCGGCCTCTGCACGGGCAATGAGCCGATCGAACTCGTTGTTGCGCGGTTGGCGGCGTGGGGGTCGAATGAGTGCCATCAGCCGAGCGCCTTTCTGCCCATGCTGAAGGGCACGAACCAGTCGTACCACTCAGACGAACCGCCCTGCGCATCCCCTCCCCAGTACTCGCCGTACTCGGCCGCCATCTTGCGCTCCCAGTAAGCTTTGATCTCCGGCTCGGTGATCTGGTCGACGATTCCCCGCATCTCGCTCGCCTGCTTCGCCAGCACGTCCGACTCGAACGTGTACCAGGTGTCCTGGTTGGCGTTCTTGATCGACTGCCATTGCGCCTGGATCTCCTTGCTGTGCATGGCGATCAGGTCGTCGCTTGACGGGCGGTCCAGACGCGCGGTCGCCAGGTCTCCGGCGAGCTGCTCCACCATCAACTCGGCCTCGGACCGCGTCAACTTCGCGTTGGCCAGGTCTTCGTCGATCTGAGACATGCGGCTGAGGATCTGCTCTTCTGCCACCATCGCCGCCTGTGTGCCTGCCATTGCGCCACCAGCGGTCGCTCCCATGCCGCCCGCACCGAACTGCCCGTAGACGGGCGCCAGGGCTCGCGCAGAAGCACCACGGAGCACACCCGGTGTCGTCTTCTTCGTTTCGGTCAGGTCGGAGATGGCCTCGTCGTAGATCCCAAGGCTGCTCTGGGCCTTCTGGTGCGACCGCTCCTTCGACTTGATCACGTCGTCGATCGCCGCGAGGTCTTCGTAGTATCGGCCGCTCTTGCCGAGGCCTTCGAATTCTTCAGCCATGTCTCATCTCCCGTCCGTCAGGAAGCGTCTTCCGCACAGGATAATATACGCGCCCTGATATCCGATGATTGTTTGCGCTGCGGTCAGATTGGTGAAGCCTGCCGCGCCCTGTGCGTATGGGTCGTCGGCGACGATCCGCCATCTCACCTCCAGCCACTGCTCCCCGCCTGCACATGTGGGGAAGGCACCGGCGGCCGGAAAGCCCGTGCCCAGGTTGCTGCGCGACTGACCCTCGATCGGCCAGTTCAACTTTCCGGCCGCCGCGCCCATGCCGCTACCACAGAAAATGGGCTTGCCGCTGTCTTCGCCCCATCCCTCGCCCGTGTCTCCCGCCGGGTAGACGAGGGGGATCTGGTAAATCTCCCACGACACATTCTCGTCCACGATCCCCCCGTTGAAGGGCACGCCCGTCAATTTCGGCGCGGCGTGGAACGGGTAGGTCCAGCGGTCGATCAGGCTTTGGCTGACGGGGTTTCCGGGCAGATCGCCCCACTTCTGTACGAACTGGAGCCTTCCGAGCTGGTCGTGGGACAGGTGGTCTCCCACCATCCCCGAGCCCATGATCAAGCCGATGTCGTGGGACAGGCCCGGCTGTGCGTCCTGCGACGTCATCACGCTCTTCTGCCAGTTGACGCAGGCGAACGCGTGGTGAATTTCGATCGGGAACGGCAGAGGCACGATCCGGCGACTCATGGCCGGATCGGTGTCTGTGTTGCCCAGAGGCAGAGTGCGTGGGGCCCCGAAGATCCGGCCGGGGTTCCCGCCCTGCACCCCCACCGAAGGGGTGGCCGCTTTAACGATTCCGTTGTGCGGGTTCTGCCACAACGGAATCGTGATCAGCGAGTAGCAGGAGTCGACCTCCAACGCTTCTCGCCCCGGTGGCATGCAGCGACGACTGAGCCCGCCCTTCAGTTTCTCTCGCAGTTTCCGGTCCAGCGCCGTCATGGCGGTGTTGATCCCGTCTGCCGAGTCGGCGTCGATCGGGGTCCCCGCGGCGGGCTGGGCGATGTTCAGGTCGATCTCGCCGGTCGCGGCCTCGTTGATCCGGGGCTGGTTCTGCACCGGGTTCGTCGGGACCCGGCGCCGCCAGCCCGTCGACTGAACCTCCGTCCGCATCTTCAGCGCGAGCTGCACGTTGACCACGGCGTAGTCGTCGCGAGGCCCGATCGCCGGAGTGTCGGAGCCGAGGTTCGGGTAGAGAAGCGCCGTCATGTAGGATTTCTTCGGGTTCAGGCGCAATCCGATCCCATCTCGGGTGAACGGGTTGCGGCGGCCGTCGCCTACCCCGAACGTCGTGCCATCGATCTCCATCCTGAACACGGCGCGCTCGGGAAACCAGTGCGGGTGATAGTTCTCGTGCTGCATGCCCGGGTAGCGCGCGTACAGCGTGGTCTTCGGCGGGATGTCGATCAGCGGGGTCTTCTCCCAGATCACGATCTCCACGTCGTACCTCGACAGCGAGTCGAAGTGCATGTGTCCGCTGCGCTCGTCGGCGTCGACCCCTCCAGCCCCCACGTCTTGCCACTTGCCGGCCAGGACAGCGCCTTCCCGCCGCTGATCGAACGAGTACACGATCTCGTCCAGCACGACGGCTGGCGGATCTTCCGCGTCGAAGTGCTCCTGTAGCGGCGGAAGCATCAGTGGCACGCAAACGCCGCCCGGGCTTTCGCTCAGGGTGTAGACCCCGTCGTGGTAGTTGGCGATCTCCGAGTCGATGTAGGGCCACGTGAAGTGTGCGGTGAATGGCGCGGTGGGGGTTGCCAGGTTGTCGGCGTTCACTTTGCCGTCTTCCAAATCGGCCTCGATCCCCAGCAGCCCTGTTCTGGGCGCGGCGGCCTGACCGTACACGTGCTCGCGATGAAGCTTCGTGCCGCGCGCCATCTTCGTGCGTGTCACGTCGCTCATTTGAGAAGCTCCAGCGCGGTGAGGCCCAGGTGGTACGTCTGGTGCTCCCAGGGGAACTCTTCCCCGGACGCGTCGTTCCAAGCCCCGTCTACGTCCCAGAGTGTCCGATTGTAGAAGGGCAAAATCACCGCGAACCGAACCTGAGCGAACTCGGGGAGCGGCACGTTCAGATCCGACAGCCGAACGAGCAGCCCGTCCACCGGGCCGTTCAGGGCCTGCGGGTTGGTCAGATCGACTCCTGCCATGGCCCTGAACTCCCGCCCGTCTGCCCGCCAGTCGAAGTAGTTGATCTCCAGGTCGTCCAGCGCCGCTTTGTTGCGCCCGAGGTCCGAGGCAACCTGCATCTGCACCACGATGTCCGAGACCCAGTCCTCGGCGCTGTTCGTGATCTGCGTGGCCGGAGACCGGCTCGACGGTGGCCCCGGAAGATTGGGGTACTCGAACGAGTTGTCGTAGGGCACGCGACCGCCCGTGCCGGTCTCCAGCACGAGGCAGATCTCATCGATGATCGTCGGGTCACTGAAGCCCAGCGCGGTGGTCCAGGCATACTGACGTGTCGAGGCTCGGTATGCCGGGTCGATGGCGGTGACGTCGTGCCCCTTCGTCCGCCACGGGTTCTTGCCTTCCTCGTCGTACGATCCGGTGAGCGTGACCGCGTGGGCCAGCGTGTCCTCGTTGTAGACGTCCACGAAGGGCAGCTTGGTGGAGTACTGGTCTTCTCCCCCCACGGGGATCGTCAACTCGTCCTTACGCGGAGGCTCGAACCCCAGCACGTACGTCTGAGGCAGCCACCGGGTCGCGACGTCGCCACGGGTGTACGCGCCGTGGCGAGCGATGTAGTCCTGCATCGTGGAGTCGAGCAGCAATCCGTCGACCGACACCCCATCGGCGTGCTGCTTTTTGGTGTACCTGCGGATCGAAGGTCGGAACTCGACCGGCGGCGGGTTGAACCCCATCAGGTGGTCTCCCCGGCGCCGACTGTGTAGTTGATGTGGGCCACGCCGCTGCTTCGGTGGCAGGCTGTGATGAAGGCATCTCCCGCGACTCCCGCGTTGTTCACGTGCGCCGCATCGCGAAAGAGGCACGAGACGAAGTGAGCCTTCGTGCCCGCCACCATGGTGATCTCCTGTTCGAAGATGCACCGCTCGAACATGGCCGCGCCGTCCGCAGTAGCGGCGATGGCCACGGCAGCGGTGAAGATGAACCCGACGACGAAGCACGGGGCGTCGATGGTGGCTCCCGCGATTCGCGCCGGCGGCCGGGCCACCAGGTGAGACCACGGCTTCGTGATCGTGGTCTGCGGGTGGGACTCCCCCTGCCTCGTTTCGGTCAGGGTGAAGCCGTTGTCGGTCAGGCGGTCCTCGCTCACCGCCTCGGTGGGCTGCACCACCCTCCCGTCCAGCCGGGAGTTGTGATGCCGCGTGCGGCGGTCCTCCTGCTCCAGCCTTCCGGCTCCGATCGTGTTCGGCTCGACGCGTGGTCTCATCGGTTACGACCCCGCCGTGTCGTGTTGCCGATCAGTCGAAGCAGGGCCTTTGCAGACTCGAAAGTGAGTGTCGCGGCGCGGTTCATCATGTGGCCGAACAGGGTCACCCGAACCGTCGATCCCTTCACCGAGGTCGACACGATGTGCTCGGACACCTCATCGGAGCCGACGAGCTCGTGCGCCACCATGGCCGGATCGGCCGGATCACCCCACACCGGCTCGGTCGTCCCTCCGTAGGCGTTGGGCTCGTACGATGCGGTCGCGCTGTTCCACAGGCGGGTTCGGACCCCCTCCCTGCTGGGGATCTGACGCACTGCGTCGGGCAGGCTCGGGTCCACGTAGTCGCTGCCGTCGTAGTCGATGATTTGCGCCATCACGTCTTTGCGATCGGAGCCGAACACGAAGTTGATCAGCCGCGCCGGCCAGGCGGCCCACCCCTGCGTCCCGCTGTCGAGGTCGACTCCAGCCCCGCGGCTGCGGACCGTCGTTCGGACCCCTCGGAGCTTCAGCTTCTGCGCCCCCTTCGGATCGATCGGGGGGCTGCGGAAGGCCCAGTCGACGGGCTGCGCCACGTTGTTCTTCCGACGCCGTCCGTTGCCGACGTCGGAATCGAACGGCACCCGGTGGGGCACGTCCTCCAGGTAGAAGCGGGTGTCGCGTCGGATCATGACGCCCGCCAGTCCCACGGGGACCCGCGCCCCGTTCCAGATCTGAGGGAAGGAGAAGTTGAGGTCCCAGTCGACCAGGGCGGTCACGTCCTGCGTCGTGACGGCTGATCGCAATCGACGCATCGGGATGTAGAACAGGGTGTTGTGCTGGTAGGGGATCAACCCGAGCCCGGGCTGGGCGTCCCACGTGCCGCCGGGGATCCCAGGCGCGGACCCGTTGAACTGGATCCGCAGCTCCATCCCGTCCTTGTCCGGAACCACGCCGTCGTAGACCTGGGCCTCTCGGAAGTTGGCTGCATCGGGCGTCGAGCCCACCCCCATGGCGTATCCGTCGATCGAGTGCAGTCGCTCGGGTGGGAACTCCAGGCAGAGTTCGGAATCTACTGTCGAGTAGTTTCCTGCCAGCAGCGTTCTGAGCACCGGCTGCCAATGGTCGTTGGCGAAGCGCACGATCAGCTCGAACGACGTGAAGGGCAGCGACTGCTCCTGGCCGAACTCGGGGACGATCGTGACCGGGAAGAACCAGTCCTCGTACCGTGTGTCGTCGGGCGAGGCCGGGTTGCTCTGCTGATCCGGCGACATCTGGTAGGTCCAGTTGTCGGGCACCCGGATCGGCGCATGGATGTAGAACCGGGTGCTGTCGTTGTGGTCGGCCAGGTAGTGGACCCACCCCATGCCCCCGCGGTCGTCCTCGGCGTCGATGCTGCGGTCGAGCGCTCCTCCGCGGCCGTACTCGAGCAGGTAGGCGCTGTGCAACTTCAGATCGGACCAGTCGCGGTCGATTTGCGTGTCCTGCGACAAATCCTGCGTGTCCAGGCCTCCGACCAGCACGAGGCGATCGTCGGTGGCGGCCAGGCGCGGCTCTGTGATCCGGGCCTCGATACCGACCCGCGGAGTTCCGCCGCTCACGCTGACCAGCGATTCCCACGACCATACGGACCAGCCTTCGGATCGCACCAGCGCCATGCGCTGCCCGGGCTGTACCAGCAGCAACAGGTCCAGTTCCGGATAGACCACCAGATGCGCGCCCTTCGGATCGAAGGAGTATTGGTGCTGAGGCTGCTCGGGTGCCGTCAGATCGTTGTGGCCGGCGGCTGCGTAGTAGGCGGTCAGCGGGTGATCGATTCGGTACCGGAAGAACTCGTCCACCCCGGGGTCACTGATCTTCTTGATCTGCAGGTTCCCCATGGTGCTGTATAGCCCGTTTCGATCACACCAGGTCAGCACCTGTCGATCGACGTCCGCGCAGTTCGGGTTGGTGCAGCCCACGGTGTCCGACAGCACGACGATCCGCGCCGATGTGATCACGGTGTCGTCGGGCACGTCCACGTACATCGTCCGCGTGTCGGTGAAGACGTACAGGGCCCCGTTGAACTCCCGCACACAGGTGATCCGCTCGTTCGTGAAGAACGCCAGCTCGTTGGCCTGCATCACCGCGGCCGGGAACCCGACGTCGCTGAACAGCAGGGACCGACCCACCACGTAGATCGTGCGGCCCAGCGCTTCGGCGTGGTACGCGAAGTCCACCTGCTGCAGGTTGGCGTTGTCGAGGTACGCGAACCCGTCTTCGAAGGCGCTGTTGCCTCGGAACGCCATCCGCTTGGCCAGCGACGATTCCCCGTACGGCCGGGAGTAGGCGTTCCGGTTGGCGTTGTCGATCTGTCGGTTCCGCGGCTTGCCGAACACCGCCGGGCGGTAGAGCCAGGCTCCGATCGCAGGAACTCCGAAGATCATCGACCCCCGGATGGCCGTGAAGAAGGGCTCGTCGCCGGCCGGGTGATCGACTGCCTCGACCCACTGCTCGTAGTCGTGGATCCCGCCGATACCTCCCCCACCCCGCTCCGCAGTCTCGTGCGTGGCGTGGTGTTTCCACATCGGAGTCGACTCGGAGTCGACCAGATCGGACGTGTGCAGGTGCAGGGGCTCTTCCCACCGGGCGTCGGTGTCCAGGTCGTACACGCTCAGGACGTACAGACGACCCTCGGTGGGCGTCGTGTCCTCCGGAGAGTCGGCGGTCTCCCCGGTGTAGACCCGCGCCTCGAGCAGCGTCAGGTGCTGTGTGTGCCCGAAGTTGGTCTCCAGCAGCGCGCTGCCGATCACCCGCCTGTAGCCCCACTCGGCGTCGGCCCACGCGTCGGGGCTGCCGTCGTCCACCGGCCGGGCCAGCGTCGTGTCGAACTGGGTGACCTGGCCGAACCCACTGCGGACGCACCAGCGGCCTCCGCGCTGATACATGTTGAGCGCGAACCCGTTCGACACGGGACCTTCGGCGACCAGGCCGGGGGCCTCCCGCAGGAGTTCCACTTCCTCGTATGGGACCACCTAGTTCCCCCGGCCGCCGGAGGCAGAGGAGGGCACGCGGGCAACATACCTGGGGCCACTGAAATCGGTCTGCTGCAGGAACTCGCGGAAGCCCGCCATCCGCATCTGCAGCCTGCTGATCAGCGCGGGGTTCTCGGCCACGTCCGTGATGGCGTAGTTGGAGTACGCGAGCAGGGCGATGATGTCGTGCCACTGCCCCATGTCGTCCAGGAACACGCCGGTCGCGGGCGTCAGTACGCTCACCCACGTGGGATCGAAAACCGCGCCTCCGATCCCGACGGACTGCTGTTCCGTGTAGTGAAGCCGCATCGTGCCGTCGACCGACTTGGGGAACCACAGCTCGTCCCCTCGCAGGAAGTAGGCATACCCCCCGTTGCGCAGAGCCTCGAAACTGCTCACGGGCTCGAGGTCGACGCGCGCCGTCACCGTCTCGATGTTGAGCAGTGCCGCCATGCGAGGTACGGGGGTTCCTGCGTCGTTGGGCTGCTCTCCCATGATCGAGGGGGTGCCGGCGCCCGCGGGAGACACCCCGGCCTGCGTCAGGTCGTACACCTGGTAGTCGCCGACCAGCGCACTGACGTCGATCTCCCGCGTCGTGGAGTAGTACCAGGGGAGCACCTGATTGACCGTGTTGCGGAACTCCGCGTACGCCTGGAGCAGATCCAGCGCCACGTCGGCTGCGAGCAGCGCGGTAGCGTCGGGCTCGTCCGTGTAGCGGCGGTACAGCGCGGCGATGGCGTCTGTTTTCACTGGACACCTCCCCGCATGCTAGGATGGGTACGCGCAGCGAAGGGGCTGGCAGGCCCCCGCACGCGCTGACCGACCGAACCTAAAAAGGAGGCTCGATGGCTGAGATCCAAGATAACACTGAAGCAGAGCGCCAAGCATGGGCTTCTATGAAGAAGCGATGCAACAACCCCCGCGCGCACAACTACCGACATTACGGAGGGAGGGGCATCCAGATATGCCCCGAGTGGAATGCCAGGGACGGCTTCCAACGGTTCCTGCAAGACATGGGCAAGCGCCCAACTCCTGCCCATTCGTTGGACCGCATCGACAATGAGGGAAATTACACACCCGATAATTGCCGTTGGGCTACGCCGATCCAGCAAGGTCGAAACCGCCGCAACAACGTCGTTCTGGAACATGAGGGCCAAGCGGCCACTATGGCGGAGTGGGCCGAACGAACGGGTCTTAGTAAGACCTGCATTCATCACAGACTCAAGAGCGGGTGGTCCGTCGAAGACGCTCTCACGAAGCCAGTCGCTAAAACGATCACCGCCAACGGTCACACCCGCACTGTGGCCGAATGGGCTCGTGTCAGCGGGGTGAAGTTGGCTACGATCTACTACCGCCTGTATGCGGGGTGGAGCCCGGAGGAAATCGTTTCTCCACACGGCCGCAATCACTGAGGGCCTCCACCGAGGCCGTTCAACGCACCCAGCCGAATTCCTCCGCGTTTGTTCGCCATAGGCTCCTCGTTGAGGAGCGAGGCCGCCCCGGCGGCCTCCTGCCGTTCGCCTGCCATCTGGGCAACAGCCTCTGCTGTTTGCTGCTCGCCGAGCCTGGATTGAGGCGCGACCGCCGCCGCCGCCATCTGTTGCGGCCCTCCCATGGGGGCCACCGGCCAGACCAGTTGGTCGACCTGCATGCGCGCCGCCTTTTCGGGGTCACCTCTCGTGATGAGTGCGGCAAAGACATCGCGAACATAATCTTGGCGGTCTTCGGCCAACTTGTAGAAGTCGTCCGATCGGAGGAATTCGTTGAACACTTCCACGAAGGCTGCGAGATCGTCTGACTCGAACACCTCCACAGTGGTTCCAGGCTTCCCATAAGCAATCGCCTTCAGCACGTCGTGTGCGTGAGACATCTGAGCCGCATACTTCACGAACTGCGTGCTGGTCTCGTGCGTCTCCAGTCGGCGCAGGGCCTCCTGCGGGGTGATCATCTGCGCCTGCAGCATGTCGAGCGTCTTCTGGTCCCGGTCCTGGATCTCGTCGCGGAACATGGAGCCCGCTTCGATGTAGACCTCCGGCGTCTGCTGCAGATGCGTCTTCTGCAGCTCGCGGTACATGACGGAGCCCATCGTGTCCATCATGCGGACCATCATGCTCTCGTCCATGTTCTCGCGCGTCAGGATCACGGCGTCGTTTCCGGCCTCCTCGACCGCCTTGATGATCCCCTCCTGGGTGAGCTGCAACTGCGACGAGTCGCGGGCCCCCAACGCGCGGATGGCCTCACCGGAGTGAACGCCCACCGAGCGCTTGCCCAGGCTCACGGAGTGAACACCGGCGATGTCGTGCATCTCCGACAGCAGCCGCGCCACGGACTCGACGACGTAGCCGGGCAACGGGGCCGCCTGCAACTGCTTTGGCTCTCTGGCCGCGCCGTTGTAGTAGATCTTCTCGCCGGGGCGGTTGGTGAACGAGCTCGACGGGATCCCCGCGTTCTTCGGGATGAGCATCTTCGGGTTGCCCATCAGCTCGACGTTCCCTTCGATCTGCGCCCGCGTCCGGTTGTACAGCCACTGGGGCTCGATCAGCGGGTAGATCAGCGACAGCGGCCACAGGCGCAACGGCATCGGCGTGTAACCGACGATCCGGATCGGGATGTTGCCGCGGTTGGCGGTCGCCTCGATCGGACTCTTGCCCTTCCACAGGACCGCGTTCTTCGTGGTCATTGCGTGCGTGCCGTCGCGCCAGTAGGTCTCGAACCACTCGACCCGCTTCAGCGATCCCGACATCGTCGAGTAGGGCCGTCCGAACATGCGCTTGTCGGTGGGATCGACCTCCACGCAGGCGTCGATGACGTCTTTGTGCTTCGGCCAGGTCTTCTTCAGCGCCGCCTTCGTCGAATAGCGACGGATCGTGATCAGGTCGCTTTCGTCCCAGTCCTCACACCCCGACTCCGCGAACAGGTTGAACGGGTCCACCGCCTCGGAGACCGCGCATTTCTTACCCGGATCCCAGTAGGTGTGAATGCCGCTCAAACCGCACGTCAGCAGCAGCCCCGTCATCTTCTGGACGATGTAGGGCAGGCGGACGTTGAGCCAGTGGTTGCGCACCACCAGATTCGTCATCTGCGCCTTGATCAGGTCCTCGGTCGACGGGGACGCGGGGATCGAAGACGTGCCGGGGTAGTTCACGATGAACCGGGACGCGATGTTCCGGTAGATCAGCAACAGGTGGTTGATCGTGACCTGTCGGGTGCGTCCCGCTTCGGCGAGGTATCGCTCCGACGTCGTGTCCCAGCGGATGTGCTGGCGGCCCTCGAGGTACAGCAGCGACAGCGCCCACCGCCGCTTGTCGGTGATCTTGGTGTCGTCCGACTCGCTGACGTGGCGGGCGATCCTTCCGGGGTCTACGGTGGCCATCTAGCGCGGGCCCTCCTGCGTCGGATCCTGCCACTGGCCGCCGCCCTGTACGGGAGCCTCCCAGCGCTTCGCCATCGGGTTCCACTTCGGCCGGCCCGTCATGTAGACGCGGCTGCCGCCGGGGCCCGAGGCCACGTGCTCTGAGCGGGGGTCGTCGTCCAGGCGGTTGCGTTGTGGCTCGGGTGCTGGCGCTGGCGCTGGCAGTGCGGGCTGTCGTTCGTGCGGTGCAACCTCGGGCGGGTTGGTCCTGTACGCGGCGGCGGGCATCTCGGCCCACCAGTTCTCCGGCTTGGTTGTTCCAGCCTGGTGCAGCATCTGAACGACAGCCGCATACGCTTCTGGCGAAGGGCGAAAGCCCTTGTTCATTGGGGCGTTGTGGAACACCCGGTCGGCCAATGCATCGACGGCCTGGTCACTGCCTGCGTCTACTTTCCCGGTAGCGATGGCGTATTGCATTCGGCGGATGGCCGCTTCCAGCTCGTCGGGATTGTCCTCGCGTGCCGACACCGCCGGCGGCACCGGCAGCCACGAGCCATCGGGCATCTTGACCAGGTCCCACTCCCCTGCGGGGGTGTCGCCTTCTGCCGGCACGAGCGGATCGCTCATCCGCGCAGCCCCGATCCCGGGCGCATCAGCCCCCGCTGGAACGCCGCCTGCAGCCCCGGATCATTCAGCCGGGGCATGCGCCCCCCGGCGCCCTGCTGTGGGGCCTTCAGCGGTTTCGGGGTGGGCTTTCGTGCCGCCTTCTTCGTTGCGTTCAGGTACTCGGGATAGGGGTGGGCGCCTTTCGCGCGGGCGTCGTCCACGTCGCCGCCACCCACCAGGCGGCCGACCGCCGCAGCTACGCCGGGGTCGATGTCCGGGGCCGCGGAACTCAGACCCCTGCCGAACTCCTCGGAGGGCAGCCCGGCCACGCCCGTGGCGATCCCCATGGCGCCCTCGGTTTCCTTCCCGCTGCCTTCGAGGATGTTGCCGACGCCCGTGCCGATGGCTCCGCCGGCCGCAGCGCCGGGGGCTCCGCCGTAGATCGAACCAACGACGGAGCCGGCGGCCCCGAGGATCGGAGCCAACCACCCGGCCTCTTCCGCCTCTGCTCGGCGGATCGCCTCAGCGACTTTCTGCTGTTCCTGAAGGGCTGCCGAACGCGCGCGCCAATTCTCGAAGGCCATGGGGGATCACCTCAAGCCGCTCGCGGCGTCCATGATGTCGATTACTTCGGAGGGGGACGGCTCGGCCAGTCCGGAAGCCGCCATCTCCAACATCTCTGCGGGGGAGATCTCCCGCGCTCTCCGGCTCCACTGCCGCTCGGCGTTCACGCGTGTCCAGGCCCAGAACGCGAACCACACGTTGAGGTTCACGATCGTCAGAGCAGCGCACACACCGAGCAGCAATGTCACCACGGAGTTCTAGATCTCCAGCCCGGCGATCACGCCGTTGCAGTTCGGCGCCACGCACACGAGGTTGTAGTACCACTTGAGCGTGAACTCGTACGCGTCGCGGTCCTGAACGCGCGACAGCACGGCCCCGTCCTTCTGCATGAAGTGCATGCCCCGGTTGCCGCGCTCGGCGACCCGCCAGGAATCCCGCTTCAGGCCGATCCAGTGACCCGAGGCCACATGGCGGGAGACGTACACCGGGGTGCCGCCGAACCCGAGCCCACCGCCGCCCGACATCTGCTTGTTGCCGTCGATCGCGAACCCCTGGTCCAGCCCACCGGGCTTGCCGCGGTTGGTGAAGTCCGTCTGGATCGTGCCCACCGACAGCGCCACGTACTTCGAGCGCTGCTTCACCGAGGTGAGCCAGCAGTCGACCTCTTCGCCCGCCTTGTCGAAGATCCGGTCCCGGCACTCCTGGAGGTGATCCGCCAGGTCCAACGGCAGCCGCACGCCCGCCGGGGCCGCCGGGGCACCCGCCGGGATCGCCAGCGTCGAAAAGCCCGTGGCCTGCATCGACTCGAAACCACCCGCCGTCGCGGCGCTGATCCCGAAGGGCGCCACCAGGCCGAGGTTCGAGTAGACACCCAGAGACTCGTGGTTGAGCCCGACCTGGTTCACGTCCGACATCACCACCGCGGGGCCGATGATCTCCACGGCGTAGACGTCGCCGGCCTCCAGCGTGGCCGCCGCGCCCCAGTCGCCAGCGCCGACACCGGCGCTGGTGTTGAGCCCTTCGTCCAGGGTGATGGTCCCGGCTGCTTTGTCCGCGGCGCTGATCCCCTGGCCGGCCGCCAGCACGGGGCTGGTGGCTCCACCGGGGTGGACCAGCTTGTCCGAGAAGCGGATCAGTCGGATCTCCAGCGGGGCGGCGATGGCCAGCAGATCGTTGATCCGATCGAAGTCGCCGTCGAACAGCCAGTCGTCGGGGGCGCCCGCCACCGACAACGCATTCTGTTCGTACATGAAGCCGATCACGGTGCCGCCGGAGACCATCGCCCGGTTCGACGCGTTCTTGACGTCCTTCTTCAGCATGTTCATCTCGGCTTCGGTGTCGTCGATGACCGAGTCATCGTCCCCGAACGCCTCGATGGCCTCGCCGTCGATCTCGCCGCGACCGTACAGCCGCTCCGCGAGCACCTCCATGTGCTCCCAGCCCTGGACCCCGGCCGTGGGCAGCGTGCCGTTGCCCGAGAAGTGGACCCCGGAGTTACGGGCGACGTGGATGGCGATCCGAACGAGCCGGCCACGCCACGAGAACGATCCCTTCTCGAAGAGGCGGAAAACGTCCACCTCGTTGTTCAGAGATTCGATGACCTCGTCGATCACGTGCTCTTTGAGCAGCGCGTCGAGGGTCGTGAGATTGGCAGTTGCCATGGTGGCTTCCTCCTATTTGGAGGGCGCGGCGGAGATCCGTTCTACCGGATCATTCCCAATGCCCGGCGCACCCTGTCGAACCCGGATTCCCCATCGATCCGATCCGGCTTCGCCGCAGTGCTCGGCGCGTTGGCCGAGGTCCGCGGTCGAGGCGGCACGGAAGGATCGGGCTCGCTGTCCACGGCGGAAGACTTCAGACGGGCGATCTCCGCTTCCAACTCGGCAACTCGGGTCGAGTGCTTCGCGGTGGCGGCTTCGTTCCGTTCGTCTTCGCGCGCCTGGATTGCGCGTCCGACCTCCATCAGATCCTGATTGGGGTACATGCGGGCCACGGACTGCAGCTGGTCTGCGGTCACGTCGGGAAACTCTTCGACGGCACGGGAAATCTGACTCGAGACGGTGTCTTCGCGGCGCATGCCGGTCAGACGCTCCACCTGTTGGGACAGACCCCGAAGCTGCTTCGCCATGGCCAACTCGGCCCGGCTCGGCTGGGGCGTCTCGTCGTCCGGGGCATCGCCCAGGATCTCGTTCAGCCACACTTCGTCGGCGTCGATTTCTGTTTCCTCCGGTGTCGCAGGCTGCTCGCCGCGACCCTTCAGAAGCGCCTCCATCCGGCTGCTGACTTCCCTGCTGACCCGAAGGTCCCGCTCCATTTCCTCGATCCTGGAGTCGCGTGCTGCGACTCCTTTCTTCAGATCGCGGAACTGATCACGGGTGCGCTTGTAGGTTTTGTAGGGAACTCGGTGGCCTTCTTTCGGCTCCTCGTCCACGAGCTCGTTGTCGGAGGGGGACGGATCCTCCGGGGTGTCCTGCGAGTCGTCCGGCGCAGGTTCCGGGGTGGGTGCCTCGGGCTCCGGCTCCGGATCGGGCACAGCCTCGAACTGCACCCCCTCCTCTTCCGTTGCCTCGGGCGTGGGCGGATCCTCCGGTGTCGGTGCGCCCCTGGAACGTCTCTGCTCCAGTGATGCTTCCCGTAACGCGTTGAATCCACTCATGGGCGTCATGTTGAAGGGGGAACAATTTGATTGTCAAGACACACATGCACGACATGCATGGGGTCATGCACGAAATCGACAGACTGGGTTCCCCCCAAAGACTACTGCGGTAAACCCGTGACCGGCCCCGGCCGCGGCTTGTCGGCGGCGAAATCCCAGTCTTTCCCCGTTCGGGTCTCGTACCAGAGCATCTCCTGGAAGGAAGAGGGGACGCCGCCGGGCTGGCCCTGAACCTCGGCGATCACCGCTTCGACCTGGTCCAGGCCCATCACCATCTGAGCGCCCGCCGTCACCATGTCGTCGTAGTGTCCATCGGAGGCCTCCGGCTTGCCGTCCTCCCGGTACTCGAAGGTCCGCATCTCCCATTTCAGCCGCGGATCGACCGGATCGTAGAACCCCTGTGTGAACAGGTCGTTCAGCCGCGCCAGCATCACCGGCCGCGTCTTCCCGTTGGTGTCCCAGCCCAGCTTCTCCACCAGCTTCTGACCGCGCTTCTCCATCTCGGAGCGGCACCACAGGTGATCGTACTGCTGCTCTTCGAACCACCCCTGTACCGCCAGGCCGTAGCCGCCGGTGACTTCGATCACCGCCAGCGCCCGGTAGCGGGACACCAGGGCATACGCCTCGCGCGCGAACTCCAGCGGAGCCATCCCTTCGACCCGAAGGGTTGCCACCGTTCGGATCCGCTTCGGATCGGTGATGTCGCCAATCACCACCGTCGACCGGTCCAACCTCGAGCCGCTGCCGGTGTCGACCCCCGCCGAGTACACCGCGAACTTCTTCGGCTCTTCGAACACCTCGAGCCCGTGCCGGCCGTGATCCCGCGCCGAAGCGATCACCTCCCGAGTGAAGAACAGGTCCCCGGCCGTGATCCACGCGAGTTCTTCGGTGGTCGGGTATGCCTGGTTGAAGGTGTTCTGGTTGTTCCCACACTTCGTCCGCAGCGTGTGGGCGTACCAGTAGGCGCGGTGCAGCGGGAGCTTGTGCCGTTTGATGAAGCGCAGCTCGTGATCGAAGAATGCCCGGCCCTTCGGCAGTATCGCCTCGTCGACCCCCACCGGTCGGGGCGGAGGCTCGGAGCGAACGTACGTAGGCTCGTCCAGCCACGAGATGAAGTGCTTGAAGTAGCCGTTGTCGTCAGTCCAGATCCCATAGGCCCGGTTCTGCCCGATAGAGGTGGTCTCCGCGACGAAGTATCCGCCGGGCGTCAGCGTCTGCAGCAGCGCCTCGATTGCCTGGTCCATCTTCTTCCAGCGCGCGAACTCGGTGCCGTGGATGACGTTCCACGTGGTGCCGGCGCCCATGTCCGATCCCGCAGTCGTCACCCGGATCCGGCCGCCGTGATCGAAGCGGATCTCCCGCAGGTTGGAGCGCACCAGCTTCCGCTTCAAAAAACTCGGGAGGTGGAAGTAGAAGCGGTCGTAGATCTGAAAGATCTCCTCCGCGGTCTCCCGGTTGTGGGCGATCACCAGCACCCGCTTCTTCAGAAACAGCGCCATCCAGAAGAACAGCGCCGCCATCCCGGTCGTGATCCCGATCTGCCGGCCCTTGAGGATGTAGACCCAGCGGTGCTTCAGCACGAGCTGGATGGCCTCGATTTGCTTGTCCTTCAGCGGGAAGCGGAGCAGCCCGTCCTCTTTCGTGAGGATCCACAGCCACCGCCGGCAGAAGTACAAAAACACCTTCGCGCACTTGACGATCTCGCCGCGGATTTTGGCGGGTAGCGCCACTTCAGCCGTCGTCCACCAGGGTGAGCGGAGACTCGAGGTCGTCGACCTCGGCGAGGGCGTCGAGCATGTCGTCGCCTTCGTCGCCGGAGTCCTTCATCAACTTGCGCAGCATGTCCAGGCCGTTCAACTTCGCCTGCGCGCGGCTCGCGTACGGGCCATCGGGATCGTCCGCCGGCGTTTCGTACACCACGTGGAGGATCATGTCCTCCAGATCGCGACACGTGAGGCGCCGCCCTTCCGCTCGGAGGGTTTCGATCAGTGCGTCGAGGTCTTCGGGTTTGTCGGGTCCTGCCATCACACTCTCCAGTCGTTGGCTACTTCCAGCATGCGCTCCTGGAACGCGAGCACCGCCTTTTTCCACGCCCGCGGCCCGGTTCCGGTGATCGCCAGGGCCTCCCCGATCGACATGTAGCCGATCAGGTACGCGGTGATGATCGGATCTTCTTCGATCGCCAGCCGGAGCAGCGACCGCGTCACGATCCGTTCGTGTGCGTGTGCTCGACGACAGCCGTGGCGGTTCCAGTCCGATCCACCCCCGAGCGCTGCGTCGATCCGCATCGCCATCCCCGGGCCCTGCTCGATGAGCACCTCCCGGGCGCGCAGCCGCGCCTGCTTGCTGAGCAGATTCATCGCCTCGTACCGCGCGCTCTCCGGATTGATCGGGAGGTTGGCCTTCACGAGACGGTGCATCAAATCGGAGATGTACTCGTCCAACAGGCCCAGCGCCTGCATGGTGGCGACGTATTTCTGCATCTGAGGCATGGCGCAGACGATCCGGGTGACGCAGGCCGGGTGCATGCACGGGCGGCGCTCAGCGGTCTTGTACCGCCACCCGTGATGCTCGCAGGGCTCTACCCCGTCGATCTGGATGTTGCGGCCGGGCTGCCCCATTGCACCATGAACCGCTGCAGGGCGGCCTCTCGTTGGGGTTTGCGATGTCCGGCGTGCAGGGTCTCGTGCAGGGCTCGAAGCGCCGAGTGCACCCCCCGGGCGAACCGCACTGCCATTGGATCGTGTTGGGCGTCGTGATCATCGGGCATCGCGGCCAGAACCGCGACCGACTCGTGCTCGAGTACCCCGGCCACGAACCCGCCGAACACCGCCCGGGCCGCCGTGTGCCGCACCCCGAGGTGCCTGGCGTGGGCAAAGTGTCCCTCGAGGGCTATCGCCTCCTGCAGCACAATCCCAACCAACCCCCGGAACGCCTCCCGCTGCGGGTCGGTTCCGCCGCCGTGCTCGTCGGTCACCTCGGCAAGCTCGCGCATCTGGTCGCTCACCGAGCCCATGAACTCCACAATCAACTGCTCCATGACCGCGGCGTCTTCGCGGCGCGCGGCGGTACGCTTCGTCTTCTTCTCCCAGCGCAGCCTCGCCTTCGCCTTCTTCGAGCGCGCCATCAGACTTTCACTAACTGGTGGCGCTTGCGCACCGATCGAATGTTCCCGGCGATGGGGACGAATCGATAGCCCCGCCGGCTGGCGTCGTCCATCAGCAGCAGTTGGGCTTCGATCACCTGGGCGGGGGTGAGTTTCGCGTAATCGCACACATTGGCCAGTGCACGTTGGGCCGAAGGGTGCATGTGAGACGGGTCGATCCCTTCAGCCGGGGCTCGAGGCGCCTCCATCTCGGTTCTGATCCGTTGCAGTTCGGTCAGCTCGGTGTCGAGGTGCGCCACCTCTGTGGTCGTCAACCACTTCGCCATGGCCACGGCTTGTCGCTTCGGCGGGTAGGCCAGCCACAGGCAACGATCGAAGGGCTTTTTGACCTTCAGAAAGTCGTTGATCGGGATCCACACACTACAACGAAACACGATTGCGATCGGGGGCTTTGGGTTCGCCATGCATGACAGCATGGCACAGGGTCACGGGTTTTGTGAAGGAAACGGCTACAGGTCAATCCCAGAGCAGCGCGGCAATCCGCCCCGCGTCGTCGCGCCGTGCGTCGTCATAAATGATGGTCGTTTCCGGCTTTGCGTGTCGCGCGAACCGCTGCACTGAGCGGATGTCGCCGCCGGTCAGATCCAGCGCACGCGTCGTTGCCGAATGCCGAAGAGCATGCGCCCCGCGCGACTTCACCCCGGCCGCAGCACAGGCCCGGCGCACCACCTCGTACACCGCGGCCCCGGACATCGGCCTGCCCTTCCCTGCGCGATCCAGGCGACAGAACAGCGGCGCAGAGGCACCGATCAGCAGGGGGTGCACGTCGAGCCACGCCTCCACGGCCCCGAGAACGGGCTCAGGGGCCGTCAGGAGCCGTCTGTCGTCGTCGCCCTTGCCCAGAACGTCTATCCGCCCGTCGCGGACGTCTCCGACCCGTAGAGATGCAACCTCGGCCCGCCTCAGGGCCAGACCGTACGCGACCCGCACCAGGGCGCTGTCTCTGGCGCCCATCTGATCCGCGGCCGCCACGATCCGCTGTACGTCTGCGGGCGGATACCCGGCCGTATCCCTGTGCGCCCTGGCCTTCAACCCGCGCACGTCCAGCTGCCAACCGATGATTCCCACGTGGCAGGCCAGCCGGCAGAGGGATCGAAGGGCGGCGAGAGCGCGGTTGATGGTAGCCGGCGACAGGCCGCGCTCTTTGCTCAGGTGGTCTCGATACGCCAGGACCGTACGACGGGCGGTGAGGTAGCCACCGGCAAAGAGTGCAGCGGTGGCCGGCCCGGGATCCGATCCGCTCCACTGAGCGAACCGGGCCAGCTCGCCGGAGTAGGCCCGACGCGTGGTCTCCTTCGAGACCGAAGCGATCCAGTCACTCGCCAGCCCCGAAGCAGCAACAACCACTGATCCGCTGCGATACACCGTGACGTCGCTCATAGTTCCATCTCCCGCAGAAGTCGCGCCC